TTAAGACCTTGGTTGAAAAGTTTAACGAGGATCCGTCAAATAATAAGAAATTTTATTTTACTTTTGTGCAGAAGGAGGAGTATATGCTGATAGAGTTCGGTATCTCTGAGGAGAACTGCTTCGTGTTCAAGGAGTACATAAAGAAGAACAGCAACGCTGACCAAATAAGAGAGTCGTTGTTCACAAGGTTTATCAGGGATATATTCAGCAGGATGTTTGACTTAATTAAGAGGAATAAGTTCTAACTAATATGGAGCAATGGACATCACCAGATTGTGGCACAACAATAATATCCAATCCTAAAACATTACAGAGGTGGATTGATTTAGGTTGGTATAAAAAGCGTATTGATGAGGGATATGTTTTTAATCCTTACTGTGGAAGGTTTAGCGTTGAAGTATGTGAATGTGGAAAATGCAGAAGCAAGATCTCTAACAGAGATGAATTAATAAAATTAATAAGTATTAACAATTAAATTAAATAAAAATGAGTCAAGACAAAATTTTCGCAGATGGTTTCGTATTCAAGAGAAACGAAAAGGCACCAGACTTCGTGGTGGGGAATGTTAGCATTAAAGTAGAGGAGGCCGTAGCCTTCTTAAAACAACACACTAAGAACGGATGGGTGAATTTGCAAGTCAAAAATTCACAGGGTGGTAAGTACTATATGGAACTCGACACCTTCGATCCTAAGGTACAACAGCAGGCTCCTGCTCAACAGCCAGAGCCAGTGAATGATGGTTCGCTACCATTCTAAATTAACCAAGCCCCTTTAACGAGGGGCTTTTTAAACCTTTATTATTATGACACTAAAAGAAAAGTTTGAGCAATATGCAAAGCAAGAAGTTTGGGAAAATAAAAATTATAATGCAGAAGAATGTGTTGATATAGCAGATGATTTTGCTATTGGATTTGCATCGTGGTGTATTAAAAAAAGAATAGATTTCTTTGACAGTACAGAAATTGGAGAGACGTATACTATTGACGGGAATGTCAGCAAATATAAAATGAATGAACTATTAGAAATCTATAAAAAAGAAATATGAACAAAAAGAAAATGAAGCAAATATCGGAGGCTTACGAGAGGATTCGAGCGATAGAGAACGACATACGGATCATACAGGCTACAGCAGAGAAGGTGCTTGACAAGAACACGGTCTCCTGGCTGTCGCTAGACTTTGAGGACGACCTCCTTAATAGTATGCAGACGCAGACCTGGACAACTCAGACCACAACAGGCTCGTTCTTTATGTCTAGTGAGATCAAGCCTGATGAGGACAACGGATTTAGTATGGACATACCCGACACGGTTACCCTTGAAATTCTTGGGGTTATATTAAGATACAAACAACAACTTATTCAAAATGAAAATAACAATATTTAAGGACATCCGAAGCACCTCAACACCGTTCTATCGTCACATAGACGTGGTGCTTGAGAGGATAAGGAACGGCTCTAGCAGGGAGCTCATCGAGAGCATACAGCAGGAGCAGGACAAGTCAGCGCGTAACGAACTTAAGAAGTCACTCCCAGCGATATGCTTCTCAGGTATATTCACTAAGCGTGCAGACAACTCAATAACTGAGCACAGCGGACTGATCTGCCTTGACTTTGATGGATATGCCAGTAAGAAGGAGATGATGGCTGAGAAGCGCTCTATTGCGTCAGACGAGTATGTTATGTCTGTCTTTGTATCTCCGTCTGGAGATGGACTGAAGGTTCTTGTTAAGATACCACAGGACATAGAGAACCACGTTAGGTACTTCAACGCGCTTGAGAGACACTTCAACTCACCCTACTTTGACACCACATCCAAGAACATATCGAGGGTGTGCTACGAGTCGTACGACGAGGAGGTGTACATCAACAAGGATTCAATGGTATGGGATCAGATGCACGAGGATGAGTTCGTTGAGATCCAGAAGGCATCTAGCGCCCCTACTATACCGATTACCAACGAGAACAAGATCGTCGACATACTTTTAAAGTGGTGGACATCCAAGTACGGTATGGTGGATGGTGAGCGTAACCACAACGTGTACATACTGGCTGCAGCCTTCAACGACTACGGGATAAACAAGTCACTGGCGGAGTACATCATAGGTCAGTTCGAGCAGACCGACTTCCCTATGTCTGAGATCAAGATGACCATAAACTCAGCCTACAGCCACACCAATAAGTTTGGCACGAAGTACTACGAGGACACGGCACGTGTGTCTCAGCTTAAGAAGAAGGTGAAGGACGGGGCGACAGCCAAGCAGATTAAGTCAGAGATGACTGACATTGAGGAGGGTGTCATCGACGCGGTCTTGGATAAGATTGATAGCGACACAAAGCGGTTCTGGACCAAGAATGATAAGGGTGCTGTGAGCATTATTCACTTCCTATTCAAGGAGTTCTTGGAGGATAACGGGTTCTATAAGTTCTACCCTGAGAACACCAAGACGTTTGTCTTTGTCAAGGTTACGAACAACCTTATAGACAACACGTCGGAGGATGAGATCAAGGACTTCGTTCTTGCCTATCTTGAGAATATGGACGATCTGTCGGTGTACAACTACTTCGCGGACAAGACTCGGTTCTTCAAGGAGGACTTCCTGTCTCTGCTAGGATCGGTTGACGTTTACTTCGTGGAGGACACGGCAGACACGGCTCACCTGTACTACAACAACTGCGCGGTCAAGGTGACCAAGGACAAGGTAGACATAATAGACTACATAGACCTTGAGGGTTATATATGGATGGATCAGGTGATAGACAGGGACTTCGCGATATGTGAGGTCACCGAGTGCGACTTCAAGACGTTTGTTTCAAACATCGCGGGTGATGACTCCCAGAGGGTTAGCTCGATGGAGAGCACGATAGGATTCCTGATGCACGGGTACAAGAACCCGTCATACTGCCCAGCGATCATCCTTAACGATGAGGTTATATCTGACAACCCAGAGGGTGGCACGGGTAAGGGGCTGTTTGTCAACGCGCTGTCTAAGATCAAGAAGACGGTCACCATAGATGGTAAGTCGTTTAACTTTGACAAGTCGTTCGCGTATCAGACAGTTAATGTTGGTACCCAGGTGCTATGCTTCGATGATGTTAAGAAGCACTTCGACTTCGAGCGTCTGTTCAGCGTTGTTACTGAGGGACTTACGGTTGAGAAGAAGAACAAGGACGCGATCAAGTTGCCGTTCAACCGCTCACCTAAGATTATGATAACCACTAACTATGCCATCAAGGGCAAGGGGAACTCGTTTGAGAGACGGAAGTGGGAGCTAGAGTTCAGGCAGTTCTACAGCAAGGAGTTCACACCATTTGTGGAGTTTGGACGTATGCTGTTCAACGACTGGGACGAGGAGGAGTGGTGTAAGTTCGACAACTATATGATAAATAATTTGAAGTCATATTTAAATACTGGACTAATAAAGAGTACATTTGTAAACCTTAAGGTTCGTAAGTTGTCGGCAGAGACCTGTCACGAGTTCATCGACTGGTGTGGTATGATTGATAGCAACTCTCACAACGACAAGATGAGGCTGGATGAGTTGTTGTACAAGCAGGATCTGTATCTTGACTTCATTATGGACAACCCAGACTTTGCACCAAAGGCTAAGATGACCATCAGTAGGACGCTGTTTTACAAGTGGTTAGTCTCTTACGGAATATATGTCACGGGTGTCACTCCTCTTGAGGGTAGGGATGCCAACGGCAGGTGGATCAAGTTCATCACTAAGGATGGAGAGACGCATAACACTGAAGAGTTTAAGTTTTGATAGATCCAGACGACTTCAGGTGGGCGATACAGAATGACTGGCAGGTGTACGTCAAACCCTACGGAGGTGGGGCGTACATAGCCGTCAGGAAGGGAGGTATAACTGCGTGTGGTAAGGACTACCACTACGACAGGGAGACAGGACTGGAGTACTACTCCAAGGAGAATTTAGGTAAGGTGTATTATAAAAAAATAGAGTTGGCGATGGAGGTATTGCCAAAGGTATATAAATATTTAAGATATGGAACAGATAATAGTAGATAACAAGCACGAGTACGATTACAAGTTAGAGGGTACAACACACGGGTTACATTTCTCTGATAATGGTGAGTGGACACATCCAGGAGATCTAGGACTAGAGATAGTTGACGATGGAGACGGGTTAGATGTCAGAACACAGGATGGTTCGTTAATTTATTTAGACTACCACACGGCAGAGATGCTGCTTGTGTTACTAAAGCTAGTGAACAGAGAAATAATATACGAGGTTGTAACTAAAAAAGAGAGGCTATGAGCACAACATTTGGAATACTAAGAATTGGAATAGACCACGATAAAATAACAGACGAGGATGGAGATGTTCTTGAATACATATCTGAAAATATATTCGAACCAGTCTTCTTTCGAAGCTTTAGTAATAGTCGTTGGTTAACTCATTTTGGACCTCATCTTTCGGATGATATAAATGTGTACGCGCTAGACAATACGCATCAAGGCATAAGAACTATAAAGGATTGTAAGGAATTATTAGAACGTGAAAAACAATTATAAGCTATGAAAAACAGTTATAAAAACAGGTACGGTGATGAGTACACCTTTACAAGAGATGAAAATCACGACATACTATGGGAAGGAGAATTTGAGTACTGCAGAATAGGTATGCCTAATGATTACACAAGAGCTTATGAAGCATATTTAAAAGATAACGAACACACTGAACTAGCTATGTCTTTAGAATTATTTAAGAAAGCTGTTCACGAATGGGATGATGAAACAAATAATCATTATTTTCCTGAGTATGTAAGAATGGTTGACACACTGGTTAATGAGATTGATATGATAGATCCAAGTGGTGGGCCCTATATTACTAGAGGTATGCTATTAGGTGGTTTTGGATTCACGAATTATGTAGTTAAAGACTTCAAGCGTATTGACACTGGGTACAAGATCATTACAGAGAAGTGTGCCTACTGTAATCAAGCAGCTGGAGTACATAAGATGGGGTGTGAGACACGTAATGTGACTATATTCTACGAACAGATGGAGAAGGAAGTGCACCAGAACAGGAGTAACTTAAACGAGTAAATATGTTAAGAGACTATCAAGAGGACATATCAAAGAAGGCAAACCATATCCTTAGAGACAAGGGTATGGTCTACCTTTCAGTCGCCGTGCGTTGCGGAAAAACTTTAATGGCTTTAGAAACTTGTAGACTGTTTGGAGCTAAGAAAATTTTATTTATTACAAAGATAAAAGCATTTAGCTCCATACAGAACGATCACGACAACTTCGGTTATGAATTTGATTTGACAATTATAAATAAAGAATCTATTCATAAGATTGAGGACAATGATTTTGATGTTGTAATTTGTGATGAGGCTCACGGGTTGTTTGGTACTTATCCTAAACCTAATAAGTTTACTAAGATATATAAGAAAAGATTTAATTCTATACCGTCTATTTTATTAAGTGGCACTATGTGTCCTGAAGGATATAGTCAAACATTTCATCAGTTTTGGATAAATAAGTTTGCACCGTTTAGTAAGTATGTTAATTTTTATAAGTGGGCTAATGAATATGTAAAAGTAAAAGTAAAGCACTTGGGTTATGGAACTATAAATGATTATAGCGATGCAGACTTCGATAAGATTATGAGTGTGATAAAGCCGTACATCATAACGTTCACGCAGGAGCAAGCTAAATTTACAACATCAGTTAACGAAACTATATTGGAAGTTGAGATGAAGCCAATCACTTACGCTATAATCAAAAAACTTCACAAAGACTTATTAGTTACATCGTCTACATCTGGTAAAACTATACTGGCTGATACATCTGTTAAATTACAACAGAAAACGCATCAGTTATTTAGCGGAACTATAAAGTACGAAGATGGGACATCACAAGTAATAGATGATACTAAAGCATTATTTATAGCTGATAGGTTTAAAGATAATAAGATAGCAATTCTATACAACTTTGTAGCTGAATTAGATATGTTGAAATCAGTTTTAGGTGACAAACTAACTACAAGTCTAGAAGAATTTAATAATTCAGATAAGTGGTATGTAGGTCAGATAGTAAGTTCTAGGGAAGGAATATCATTATCTGCAGCTGACTACTTAGTATTTATTAATTTACAGTTTAGTGCTGTTAGTTTCTGGCAATCCAGAGATAGGCTAAGTTCTTTAGGTAGAGATAACAACCAAGTATTCTGGATATTCGCAAAAAATGGAATTGAAAACAGCATCTATAAAACAGTACTTGACAAAAGAGACTACACTTTAAATTTATTTAAAAAAGATTTTGGTATAAAGAAATAATTACTATCTTTGCGGAAGTATTGTCGCTGATACTTTTTAAGAATTTATACAATTCCCGTGAATGAAGAGACAGCGACCTCTGATTTTGCGGGTTTTTTATTTTTATGATAGGAATATACAAAATAACCAATCCGAATGGAAAAATCTATGTAGGTCAAAGTATTAATATTAAAAAAAGATTTACAGATTATAAGTATACAAAGAAAAATCAAACAAAAATATATTATTCCATAGAAAAATATGGCTATTTAAATCATATTTTTGAAGTAATAGAAGAATGTGAGACTGAAATGTTAAATGAAAGAGAAAGATATTGGCAGGATTATTACGATGTTTTAAATAACGGACTTAATTGTAGATTGACTGAAACAAATGACAAAACTGGATTTTTTAGCGAGGAATCAAAATTAAAAATATCTGCATCAAAAAAGGGAATAACTCCAATTTGTAAAGATCCTGAAAAAAGAAGTAAAAATATATCAGCAGCTTTAACAGGAAAGAAATTGACAATAGAACATAGATTGTCATTATCAAAGGCACAAACAGGTTTAAAAAGAAGTCCAGAAGCTATAAAGAAATCAGCAGACAGTAGGCGAGGTATGAAATATTCAGATGATTTTAAAGAAAACATAAGGAAAAGACAAACAGGAGGTGGAAATTCTATGGCTAAGTTAGTATTAAATACTGAAACAGGTATTTTTTATACTTCATTAAAAGAAGCAGCAGAAAGTATAGGGTTCACGGCAAATAGAATAAATCACTATATGAATGGAAGAACAAAAACAAAGCTACCGTTTATATATGTTTAAAAAGAAATCATACACAACTAACCACTTTAAAAAGGATTACCTATGACACAACAAGAAGAAGTTATGGAGTTAATATCAACTCACCCTATTAAAAAATCAGATCTAGGTTTTCACGGTAACTTGTTTGGAGGAAAGTTACTAGCCTGGATGGATGCCTCAGCCGCTGCATTTGCGATGCAGGTCTGTGACACACCAAGAATGGTCACCGTGATGATTGATCAGTGTTCATTTAAAAAACCTGCAAAGGAGGGACAACTAATTAAGATCTATGGAAGAGTCTCTAAGATAGGGAACACATCCATAACAATTTATATGGAGGCTCGATCGCACAGTGTTTATTCAGGTCAACAAAATACAATACTAGATACAAATATGAAATTTGTAAGGATAGATGAGGGAGGAGACGCGATACCAATTTCAGGAAAAGTAAAACAAATATATAGCAACCTATGAAAGAAAAGTATATCAAAATGAGAAACAGTGGCAAGTATGACCTTCAGTGGTTCTACGACTACTACATCCAGAATAGCGGTGACAGAATAGATATCAACACGTTTGGTATGGTGTTCAACTCGGTAAACCTTGATAATATACTTGAGCACATCGACAGGAAGCTTAAACTGGTAAGAATTTACGATAAGAACAATAACTTTATAAAGGTATATGAAGGAACAGCAGATACAAGCCAAGAGAATTAAACAACTCGAAGCAGAGGGATACTACGTCTTGAAGTTGATCAAGACAAACAAGAACGGGATACCAGACTTGATAGCCATCAAGGAGGGAGATATTCTATTCTCAGAGATCAAGACTACAAACGGTAAGCTGTCTGAGATACAGAAGTACAGAATGAAAGAATTAGAGAGTTATGGATTTAAAACAGAATTATACAATGGAGAATAGAGTAGAGAATTTATTAAACATCATACTGAATGAGTATGGTGTAGACATTTTTAGTAACAGCAGGGAAAGGGACTTCGTTGAGGCGAGGGCGATATTTTCAAAGATCCTTTACTCGCACCACCACCTGGGGTATACAAAAATCGCTAGGTTGCTTGGTAAGAACCACGCCACAATATATCACTACATCAAGAACTTTGATGCCTGGGTTAAGTACGACGATAGATTAAAATCAAAGTACCTTAACATCTTAAGCGTGTACTCAAAGGATATGGAGATAGGAAGTATTGAGGATACTAGAAAGATATGGTACGAGAATATCATACTGTCAACAAAGATTGAGAAGCTAGAGGCTAAGCTGTCAAGTGAACTATACGCCTTACTTGACAAGGTACCAGAGAACAAGGCGTTCCTAGTTTACGAGAGGCTTGAATCAATAATCAAGATGAACTGTTGATAACTTTTTATAGCATAAATTAATTTACGACATAAATTGCAATAAAAAACACACAAAATGAGTAATACAGCCCACGTCAACTCGGTTATGAAGTCAATCAACTTGTACACCGACAACATCTATGAGAGCCTTATGGATGGAGATAGAGATGAATTGAACAGAAGCATCTACCTACTAACAGCTCTGCTTAAGGAAGTACAGCAGACATTTAAAGAAGAAATATAATGAAACACAACTATCCAATTGAGATGCAGGAGAGGGTTCTCTCTCTTGTGTCCGAGGGGTTATCTATAACTGCCGCCTCAAGGGAGGCGTGCAAGGAGTATAACTACACGTATGACGATAGCGTTAGGAGACAGTTCTCAAAGAAAATAAACGCTATAAGTGATGACTCTATGGAGAACATCACGTACACCAGTACTAGTCAGTACGAGGCTGATTCTCAGCTATCTGCCAGAAAGTCAGACGGAACTCTGATGAATATTGAGGAGTACTGTAGCTTCTACGGCATACCGTTTGAGCAAGTTAGAACTTATAAGCTTGTGACTCATACTGGAACTCCATACTATAATATTGCTAGTAACGTTATAAAGAATGAAGATTTAGATAGTTTATACGAGTTGTTTTTAGAAGACTTAAAGTCTTACGCTCCGAAATATAATGCTTATAAAAGAGAATCGTACAGTGATGGTCATTTATTAATAGTAGATCCAGCAGATGTTCACATAGGAAAACTATGTAATGCATTTGAAACAGGAGAAACCTATAATAATCAAATAGCTGTTCAAAGAGTTTTGAGTGGTGTAGATGGAATACTAAATAAGGTTAGTAGTTTTAATATTGATAAAATACTTTTTGTAATTGGTAACGATATCTTACATATTGACAACCCTAAAAGAACTACCACAAGTGGTACACCACAAGACACAGATGGAATGTGGCACTCTAATTTTTTAATTGCAAAACAACTTTATGTTGACATAATAGAAAAGTTAATGTGCGTTGCAGATGTAGAGGTTGTATTTAATCCTTCTAATCACGACTACACTAATGGCTTCTTCTTGGCTCAGTTGATAGAGACTCACTTTAGAAGTTGTAGTAATGTAAGGTTTGATTGTAGTGTTTCACATCGTAAGTATTTTGTTTATGGTGAAAACTTAATAGGTACTACCCACGGAGATGGTGCAAAACAACAAGACTTGCCATTGCTTATGGCTAACGAAAGTAAGGACTGGACTAATTGTAAGCATAAATACTTTTATATCCATCACTTCCACCATAAAATAAGTAAGGATTATATGAACGTTTGTGTTGAAAGTTTAAGAACTCCAAGCGGTACAGATAGTTGGCACCATAGAAACGGATACCAGCACGCACCAAAAGCTGTGGAAGGATTTATTCACGATAAAAACAACGGGCAGATAGCAAGAATAACACATCTTTTTTAATATTGTCGTGATTAACACGATTATTTTTAGTATCTTTGTAAAAAATTAAAATTATGAATAGAGAAGAAGAAAACAGAAAGCAAAGAGAAAGACGTGCTAAAAACAACAATTCTACTACAAAAAAGTATGAAAAAACTACTAAAGGATTTTTAGTTAGAACATATAGAAATATGTTATCACGTGTAAGCGGAGTTACTAAAAGTAAAAATCACCTATATTTAGGACTTGAAATATTAGATAAAGAAATATTTTATGAATGGTCTTTAAGTAATATTAGTTTTCAAGATTTATTTACATATTGGCAAATGTGTGATTTTGACAGAAAATATACTCCAAGTATTGATAGAATAGATAGTAAAAAAGGATATACTTTAGATAATATTCAATGGATAACATTTTCAGAAAATTGTAGAAGAGGAAATCAAAGTAGATATAACAAACAAATTTAATTATGTACCTAGACGAACACATCAGAGATATAGTGGTGAACGATCCACAAGTATTAGAGTTTCCTAAGCTAACTGGAGACTCTATAGTAAACAACGTCATAGAAAGCTTTATAGAGCGTTCTAACGTAGGATTTACTAAGTATGGCACCAACTTAGACAGAAAGGATTTAAGCTTCTTAGATTGGCTGAATCACGCCCAACAAGAGGCAATGGATTTTGTACTATATTTAGAGAAACTAAAACAGGAACACAATGGGTAGAAAAGCACAAACAATAACCCCAATGCAGAGGATAAAGATAGTGATGAACTACTTGCACCTTAGGGGCGGAAATAAGGAATCTGTCAATTCAGTATATAGGAATATA